GAGCGGCGCATAGAGGCCGAGGCTCGAATAGTCGACGTGGCCGATGGCGGCGACGGCCGCAGTGAGGGCCGCGGCGGCGATCTGCCAAGCGAGATGACGCAGCACATTGGCGGTGATGAGGTTCATTGTGCGCTCCTTCGGGGTTGTCGTTCCCCCGCCTTGCGAGGGGACGCGGCGCCATCGGGCGTCGGAAGAGGCCCGTTGCTGACGACCGGCGTTGACGCCGGATGAGAGACGGTCAGGCCGCGTCGAGCGCCGCCGTCGTCTTCGGCCCGATCAGGCCGTCGACGTCGGCGACGGCGAAGCCGGCGCGCTTCTGGAACGCTGCGACGGCGGCCTTGGTGATCGGCCCGTTGCGCCCGTCGCAGAGGAAGCCCGGCGCGAGCGCGAACGGGATCTTCAGCGCGACCAGCCTTTCCTGGACCCATAGGATCGAACCCGGCGGCGGATCGCCGGGCAGGTCGTCGGGCAGCTTGCGGATCGTCCCTGACGGAGACCATCCGGCCGGCGCGGCCGGCGGCGCGCTGATCGCGGTGAGCGGCGGCAGGCCGTCGAGCGCCCAGTCGGGCAGCGGCCCGGCGACAAACGCCGCATAGGCCATCTCGACCCGCGCCGCGAAGGCGAGCCAGACGTTGCGATCGGTGGTGATGTCGAAATGGTCGCCGCCGGCCGGCCCGAGATCGTAATGCGAGCAGAATCCCTCGCCCTCGCCATGCTCGGCCCAGCGACACGGCAGGCCGCGGCGATGTAGGCCCCAGGCGACGATCGCCGCCGCCGCGTCGAGTTCGGCGTCGGAAAAACCGTCTTTCTCGAAACCCTCCAGCTCGATGCTGTCGGAATAGGGGTTGGCGGCGCAGGCGTGCCACGCCTTGCGGTCCATCGGCACGCATTGCGTCGCTTCGAGACCATCCCTGCGCAGCACCAGATGGGCCGAGACCTGGCTCGCCTTCTGCGCGAACCAGCCGACCGAGCCGGCGTAAGAGCCTTCGCAATCGTGGACGACGAACAGCCGCACCGCGGCGCCGTTGCGCAGGCTGTAGTTCGGCGACGGGACGTGTTTGAGAGCGGGAAGAGCGTGCGCCATCACATGATCCTCATCAGTTCGATCGCCAGCACGGCGACTGCGGCGCCGCACACGCCTTCGACCTCATGGCCGCGCACGGCGCCGGTCAGAGCGGCCGCGACGGCGAGCGCCGCCTCGACGCGAAGCAGCGGCGAAAAGCGCGCGTGGAACGCGACGAGAGCCGCCGCGGCGCACAAGATACCGAGGCCCCAATCGGCGACGCCGCGCAGCGACAGCGCGGCGCCGACGAGCGCTGCGACAAAGGTGAAGAGCGACCGCATGGCCGGTTCCTCCGGCTAAGTCTTGCGCCAGGCGTGGCGCAGCTCGGGCGACCCGCAGGGCGTTCACAGCGCGTCGCCGAAATGTGCGGCCGGCGCTCGGCCGATTGCGGCCAGGATCGCGGCGGCGCCCGCCCCGCGGCAAGAGCGGGTCGGGCATGGAGCGGCCGTTCAGGGGAGACGGTAGGCAGCAGGAGGCAGTCGCCCGCCGCCGCGCTTCTTTGCCGACTGCCTACTGCCTATTGCCTCTTTTCACTCGATCGCGACCGCCGCGGCGGCGACGATCAGCTCCGTCACTTGCGCCGCGGTCAGCGGCGATGGCATCGCGGCGGCCAGCGCCAGCAACGTCTTCGAGTCGGCGGGGATCTGATTGGTCCCGACGGCGAAGAACGCCGTCAGAGCGGCGTTGTTCTGCGCCTGCACGGCGGCCTGCACTTGCGCCCAGGTCGGCGGCGCGAAGCCGAGCGAAGACGGCGGATCGTTGCAGACCGCCTCCAATTGCCACAACAGCGCGCTTGGAACCGGCGCGGGCGGCGTCGGCGCCGGGTTCGGCGCGTTCCCCGCCGCAAGCCACGCCTGATAGGTTTGCCAATCGACGTTGCGGGCATCGGCGGGGATGAGCGCGCCGTCGGCGTCGCGAACGACGCTTCGGAATGGTGGCGACTGCAGCGAGTAGGTCATTTCATCAGAGCTCCGCGCTGGCGGTCATGTCGAAAGCCCACGTCTGGCCATTCGCGCCAAGAATATTGACGAATCCGCCTACTGTTGTGAATACAGCGCCATTGATCGCAGCCCCGCTAATCCAAGTCCCGCTAAAATACGATCCCTTGTATGCGGTTCCTGTATAGTCATAGACGACGACGGTCGGCGCAACACGCATCGGCGCGCCAAACATCACGCTGACGTTGGCGCCGCTGCTCGAAGTGTTGACGCCGAACTGAACGGTGTTGGCGCCGGCGCCCATGTTCTTTCCTGGGGCGACGCCGATCCCATAGGTTGAAAAGAAATATCGCTGGCAGAGCGCCAGTTCCAACCCGTTCGGCCGACGCTCGAACGGCGTCGCGACCTGGCCCGCTTCGAGCTGAACCTCGCCAATCGTCCACGTTCCGCTGGTCTGTGCGCCGACGGACAGCACGATCTCGACGCCGGTCGTCGCGGCGGCGGGAATGGCGATCTGCGCACTGCACTTCGTCAGAGTCGCGTTGACCGTGAACGAGCCAGCGGCGATCTGCGTCTTGGTGGGCGAGGCCAGCGTGCCGAACGTGTCGGCGCTGTTGGCGCAATAGGCGGTCCAATTGACCGTGGTCAGTAGCGAATTCGCCAGCTTGACGGAGAGCGTCGCGGTCTGGCCGGCGAGGTCGAAGCTGTTGGCCGACTCGATGCGCTGGCCGAAGCCGACCGCCGTCACCGACGCCGCGCCGGTGAACTGGTACTGATATTGGTCGGGCGCCGAGCCGGCGACGCGCTGACCCGCGACGTTCGCGCCGGCGCAATAGCCGTAGAAGCGATCGACGCAATAGGCGAGCGCCGCGCCGGCGGTGAAAGTCTGCGCCGCGCCGGCGTTGCGCTGGTCGATCGCCATGCCGCCGTTGACGATGCGGTTGCGGAAGCCGGGCGCGCCGCCGGCGGCTACGCCGTAATTGAACGAAACCTGACCGGTCGAGGCGTTGACGTCGATCGCGTCGAGCCAGGTCGAGCCGTTGGCCGAGACCTTGAAATGGAAGTTGTCGTCGCCGCAGAGGCCGACTTGGGCGCGGCCGGAAAAGCCGTCCTCGAAGATGATCGACGCCGTGTCGGCCGCCGCCGCCTTGTTGACCGTGAAGTTGAAGCTGACGCCGTTGAACAGCGCGCTAGGACCGTAGACGGAGAGCGGATTGTTGGGGTCCGGCGCCGTGCCGATGCCGATCTCGGCGGTCTGGAATTGCGTCTCGTTGAGTTTCGCGACGGGAAAGCCGCCTGCGGTCGCGCCGTCTTGAACAACGAGGCGATTGTTGGTCGCATCGACGACGAGTTCGCCTTGCGCGCCGGTGAAGGCGGCGACCTGCGAAGTCGTGCCGCGACGAAGTTGCAATTGTTCACTCATCTGACCAACCCCAGATCGAGCGCCCCGGAAACAGCGCCGACGAGCGCGCCGAAGTCGTCGGCAAGCGTTGGCGCGGCGTCGACGGCGCCAAGGTCGAGCGGCACGCCGCCGGAGAGCTGCGCAGCGATCGGCGCGCCGACTCCGACGCCGAGCGGCATGAAGGCGTAAGGCTCACAGGTCGAAAGATCCTCGACGCCGAGACCGAACAGATTGAAACTCTGAAACTTGAAGAAGAGCGCGCGGCCGATGAAATTGGCCGGTAGGTCATAGGCGACGACCGCCTGATCGAGCCGCGCGAAGGACGCGCCCGCCGCGTGCGCCGCCCCGGCGGCGCCGTAGAACCCGCGTTGCAGGCCGGTCAGCGCGTAGGAAGCGGCGCCCGTCAGCGTCGCGCTCTCATAGGCGAGGATTTCGCTGTCGACGAGCGATCGCGTTGCGCCTTGTTGTGCGGCGGCGGCAGTGGCGCCGCTCAGCGTCGCGCCGCTCTCCGTGACATCGAGGCTGAGCGTGTCGGTGGTGTCCCAGCCGTTCGCGGCGGGGAGCGCCGCCGTCAGTCGACCCTGACGTAGCGGCTGTGCGATCGTTGCGATCTGCGAATAGCTGACGTCGTCGAGCGACAGCCAGATGTTGGCGCCGCCCCAGTTGGGATCAGCGACGCCGTTCGCGCCGCCCGAGGCCCCAATCCAGATCTGCGCCGCGCCGCCGGTCAGGGCCGCCGGGGGCTCGAAGATGAGAGGTGGGTTGACGGGCGCGGCGGCGACGCCGCGGTTCACCACGCTTCCGGTCGTCGAGGCGGCAGGGTAGAGGACTGGAGTCGAGACGCCGGCCGTCAACTCCTCCGCGGTGACGGCGATGAGGCCCTTTTCGTCCTCTTCGAGCGCGACGATGCGCACCGGGCAGGCGCTCAGCCCGAGATGGACGTCGTTGATCGTCACGACGTCCATCGGGTCGAGCAGGCAATATTCCCATGACAGCTTGAACGCATAGCGCGCGCGCACGTAGAGCTGCCGTTGCAGGATTGTCTGCGCGACGATCGGCCCGACATTGAGCTCGTCGCAAATCTCGTGCGCCTGGATCGTCGTCCCGATCCTGACGCCGTAGAGTTCGATCTGCGACTGGTCGCGCGCCTCGACCCGCGTAACCAGCAACACTTTGTTCGCCGCGAGCGCCGCTTTCGCCCAGAAAAGCTGGCGTTCCAGAGAGAAATGCGCTTGAGCGAATTTGCATTCGCGCTCGCCGCGCCTATAGATGCGCGCGCCGATCGTTGGAGTCGATTCCCCAAGATGCGCCGCTTGCTCGCCTGCGCCTTCTTTGGCGCCGCCATAGTCTGTGTCGCCGCGCCGGCCGCGGCGGCGAGCGAATTGTGGACCTTCTGCGTCGCCTCGGCGCGCGGCGACGCCGTGTGGATCACCGACGTCTTCGCCGCGACGCGCGATCGCGTGCAGCTCGAACGCGACGTGAAGAGCTATCTCGCGCGCCAGGGGGCGGCGCGCGTCGACGTCCAGTGTCCCGCGCCGGTCGCCGACAAGACCGCCGCGGTCAACGCGCAATTCGCCGCCATCACTTTCAACCGCAAGCTCGGCGCGACGCTGCATGAAGTGCGGGCGGGAGAGCTTGGACGCGAGCGTTGAGCGGCGGCGGTCAGCCGCCGCCGCCCTCCGCATAGAACGCCATCATTCCCTGCGCGCCGCCATCGAAGCCGAGCAGATCCGCCACCGCCCACACCAGCGCGTCGGCGCGGTCGGGCGAGAAGCCGGCGGCGCGCGATTCGAAATCGGACGTCATCGCGCAGAGCTGGTCCTCGAGCTTCTCGAACGCGCCGACATGGAACACGATTCCGCGCTCGTAAGCGGCGGCG